GTAATATGGATGGCATCACAAGTAATGCCGCCTCCGAAGCCACTCTCCAAAAAATATTAAAGGCCTTAGGTAAAGGTGGTGGCGGCGGCGACGCACAAAGTCTATTTAATAAAGCCCAGGAAAAGGGTACTGACCAAATTAATAAGGCGGCAAAAGCACAAAAAAAACATACTGCTGATGTTGGCAAGGATACAACAGCAACTAGTAAACACGCTAAAACAGTTGAAAAAAGCAGTAAAGCATTTGATAATTTTAAACAAAGTTTAAAAGGTTTTGCACAAGGAGTTTCTTCTAATATAGGTGGACTTGGTTCCGCTCTTCTTGAAGGCAAAACAAATATAGCAGACTATACAACACACCTGGCAGGATTAGCACAACAGATTCCATTACTTGGTATGGTGGCTGGTCCAATTCAATCACTTGTAACTGTTCTTGATACGCAAATTGATACTACTAGACAATTAGCTCAAGTTGGTGGCGATTTAGGTGATAGCTTAATGTCGGTTTTTGACCAGGCGGCAAAAGCTAGAATGAGTTTAGAGTCTTACTCTGCTCTTATGGGTGATCAAGCTAATAACCTGGCATTAGCATTTGGCGGCGCTTCTAGAGGTATGAGAGAATTTAGTGAAATTACGAAAGGCGTTAAAGACATGGATATGGAATTTGCCGCCTTAGGTTATACTATGGACGAAGTAGGAGAATATACTGCTGAATATCTTGATTTACAGAGAATACAAGGCAGACTAGCTAGTAAGAATCAAACGCAAATGATTAAAGGTGCTCAAAATTATCTACTCCAATTAGATCAGTTAACAAGAATTACTGGTATGTCAAGAAAACAAGCGGCCGCGGCTCTTAAAGAGCAATCAATGGATAAGAAGATGAATGCTGTATTTGCCGCAATGGATGAAGGTGCTAAAGAAAATGTCCAAGGCATATTAGCTATGATAAAATCGGCATCACCTGAACTAGAAGCAGGATATAAAGATATAATTGCAATGGGCGGTGCTCCAATCACTGATATGGGTAAATCAATAATGGTAAACAATAAAGAATTAGGGTTGGCCGCTTTAGCAGTTAAAGAAAATAGAATGACAACTGATGAGTTCCAGGAGGTGTTTAAAACCGCAATCGCAAAAGCAAAAGAAAGAGCAAAAGTAGAAGGCGATACCTGGGGAGTAGCCGCAAGTAAAGGTATTACACTTTTTGACTCTCAAATAGCAATGATGGGTATTGGTAAAGATGCGTTTAAGAAAATGACAGAGGCTGAAAAAGAACAAGCAATAACAATGGCAAATGCTAAAAAACAAGTAATGAACTTCCAGCAACAAATAATGGATGTACGTCAAGAAGTTATGAAGGGCTTGGCACCAATGTTTGAAGAGTTGTCACTTCAACTCGGTAACGTTGTTCAATGGCTGAAATCAGACGACGGAATTGCAAAATTTAAAGAATTTAGTCTAAAGTTTAAAACAGGAATTGCTGAGTTAATAAAAGATGTAAAAGAAATGAACTTTAGAGAACTATTTGAGAAATGGCTTGCCCCCGGACTTTTCAAAGCCGGCATTTCGATACCTGGCTGGGTTAAGGATATGTTTTTTGGTAAAGAACGAACTGCAGAAGTTAAGGCATTAGAAGCAACACAGGCAAAACTTACAGCCGCAATAGCGGCTTCAAAAGACGGCATGGTTACGATGGAAGTAAATGGGAAGATGGTTAAAAAGACTGTCGAAGAGGCCAAGCTGGAACTTGAAGCTATTCAAAAAAAATTAGAAGAACCAGGTGAGAAAACAAGCTGGTGGTCATCACTAATGGACGCTATGATATGGCTAGGACCTCTTGGTGCCACGTTAGCAGTAGGCGGAGCTGTTTATGCCGCAATTATCGGAATGAAGGCTTTGTTGCTAGGATTTTCTGTAGTGTTAGCGGCATTTGGTGTACCGCCTGTAATTTTAGGAGCGGCAGTTCTTACTGGAATCTTTATTGGTACTAGTGTCGCTATAATGGCCGTAGGTAAAGGAATTAAAATGGCTGGTGAGGGCATTCAGTTAATTAGTGATTCCCTTTCAGCTATGTCTGAGATCAAAGATACTGATAACTTAAAATCAATAGCTGGTGTATTAGGGGAGTTGGCCGGGCCTTTAAAAGACCTAGCAGTTGGTGGTGTTATTGCTGGCTTTATAAAAGAAGGAGCACTTGAAAGTTTAGCAAACTCAATGAATGCATTTAATAATGTTGATGCAACTAAACTTCAAGCAGTTGGACCAGCAATTTCGGCATTGTATGAAGGTACAAGTAAATTTACTGGTGAAGGTGCTTGGTCAGGATTTAGCAAATGGGTTGGTAGTTTATTTGGTGGCGGAGATAATCAATTTCAAGAGTTGGCCGACGGCCTTAAAGCATTTGAAGGTGTTGATGCTTCTAATTTAGCATCAATAGGAACAGGATTAGAAGGTATTGCAACATTTATTACTCAATTGAATGCCGCTAAAGATCTTCAAGCTCAAGTAACAGCTATTAAATCCTTAATTGTTGAACTTAAAAAATACCAAAAAACATATAGTGGTATGAGTGATGAAATGAAAAACAGTATCAATATGTCAGTAGGAAACTCCGGAAAAGAGACTGTTGAAGCTCTTAATCAGTTAAATACTGTATTGCAACAACTAATATACGAACAACAAGTAAGTAATAACATTGGCAAAAAGATTGTTGGCGCGGTTGATAACGCAGGAACACTATAGGATAAGCAATGAGTTGGAAACGATATTTTACACCAGTAACAACTAAACAATCATCTGACGGGAATTATAGTCCCTTAGGAGGTATGCCAAATCAAGGCATGGGTCCAGCCCAAGCAAATTATAGTTCTTACCTACCAGACGTATATGTTGGTTCTCCAAATCGTGTTGAACGATATGGACAATATAATACTATGGATATGGATTCAGAAGTAAATGCCGCATTAGATATTTTAGCAGAGTTTTGCACACAAAAAAATAAAAAGAATCAAACTCCATTTATAATGGACTTTAAACAAAAAGCTACAAATTCAGAAATTACAGTACTGTCACAATATTTACTACAATGGACTAAACTAGAAAAATTTGATACACGTATGTTTAGAATTGTACGTAATATTTTCAAATACGGTGATGCATTTTTTATTAGAGACCCTGAAACTAAAAAATGGTTTTGGGTTGACCCAGCAAAAGTATCACGCATAATTGTAAACGAATCAGAAGGTAAAAAACCTGAACAATATATTATTAGAGATGTAAACTTAAACTTTAGAGACATGGTAGCTACAACTCCACACCAAACAACAGGTAATGTTACTGGAGGTGGCGGTGGTTACTTACAAGGCGGAGTGCGAGGATACGTTGGAGCATCTAATGCCACAGCAATGAGTGGCGGCAGATTTATGAAAGAACATAAAGAAACTGCCATTGATGCCGAAAACGTTGTACACCTTAGTTTATCAGAAGGACTAGACCTAAATTATCCTTTTGGTAATTCATTACTAGAAAGTATTTTTAAAGTTTACAAACAAAAAGAATTACTAGAAGACGCAATTATAATTTATAGAGTACAAAGAGCTCCGGAACGTAGAGTATTCTACGTTGACGTGGGCAATATGCCGAGCCACTTGGCTATGCAATTTGTTGAACGTGTTAAGACTGACATCCACCAAAGAAGAATTCCAAGTCAGACGGGAGGCGGTCAGAACGTTATTGATAGTGCATATAATCCATTATCTATTAATGAAGATTATTTCTTCCCTCAAACAGCAGAAGGTAGAGGGTCTAAAGTTGAGACACTACCGGGTGGCACCAATTTGGGTGAGATCGATGACTTAAAATATTTCACTAATAAACTTGTACGTGGTTTACGTATTCCAAGTTCATACTTACCAACAGGTCCAGATGATGGACAAAGCAACTACCAAGACGGTAGAGTTGGTACAGCATATATTCAAGAATTACGTTTTAACAATTACTGTGAAAGATTACAAAGTTTAATTACAGAAGAATTTAATCAAGAGTTCAAACGCTATCTATTAGAAAAAGGTGTTAATATTGATACAGCGATGTTTGATATTAAAATGCAACCGCCACAAAACTTTGCAAGTTATAGACAAAGTGAACTTGATAATGCTCGTATTGGAACATATACACAAATGGCGGCTGTTCCTTACATTTCAAATAGATTTGCTATGGGAAGATTCTTAGGCTTAACTGACGAGGAACTTGCTGAAAATGAACGCTTATGGAAAGAAGAGAACGACGAGAACTTAACAGCACCACCTACTGACGCCGCAGGCGAAATGCGAGGTGCAGGAATTAGTGGTGCAGGTATAGGTGCTGACATGGGCGGTATGGAAGCTGAAGCACCTGAAGGCGAAGAGGCGGCACCAGTAGATGGCGGTGCGGCTCCACCACCAGATACAGCAACAGGAGGAGGCGCAGGCGGAGGTGCTCCAGGCGGTGCTCCACCGGCAGGCGCATAAATAATAATATGGCAAAGTTAAGAGAAATATTTTACTTCGATAAAGAAACACTTGAACCGGTTGATAATAATGAATATGATCCGATTGATGATGAATCTATTGTCCAACGAGACGACCTTCGTAAGACTCGATTAACCTTACGCCAAATTAATAAGACACGCAAAGCGGCAGAACTTCACCAAGAGGAGCAGGAAAAAGAGCTACACTTCGTACGTCAAATGTACGGATTGCAGGCTAATGCTGATGCGGCGGCTGTCTAACAATGGCCCGTGCAACTACGGCTTTCGTTGTAGGTAACGGAACAAGTAGATTATCAATAGACTTACATCAATTAAGAAAAAACGCCCCCCACGGTAAGATATACGGCTGTAATGCCCTATACAGAGAGTTTGAACCCGACTACCTAGTAGCTGTTGATAGTAAAATGGTTACTGAAATTAATCGTACTGGATGGCAACTTACACACGAAGTATGGACTAACCCTAATAAAGCATATAAAACCTTTAATAAGTTTAATTACTTTGATCCTAGTTTAGGTTGGAGTACAGGTCCTACTGCATTAAATTTAGCTAGTGAAGAAAAGCATAATAATCAAGAGATCTATATCTTAGGGTTTGATTACGAAGGTACTAATAATAAAGTTAATAACATATATGCAGATACAGAGAATTATAAAAAATCTTCTGCTCAAGCTACATACCACGGAAACTGGGCTAGACAAACAGGTATAGTAATCCAAAAAAATTCACATAAGAGATATATACGAGTAGCAATGGAACGAGAAGCTTTCTTGCCAGACAATTTAAAGGTGTGGGGCAACCTACATCACATGACCGTTCAAGATTTTAAGGACTTATTCAAGATCCTATAATCTTAATGTAAAACGGCTCATTATGAGCCGATAACCACGTACTTTTCCTGAAAAACCATAAATATTATACGACAGCCTTACCATATCTAAACAAACAGGAGATTTAAAATGGCAGACAAAAATAAATTTGAGCAAATGTTAGAAAAGCTCATCTCAGAGGACCGTGCTGGTGCGGAAGAACTGTTTCACGAAATAGTTGTTGATAAATCCAGAGACATTTACGAAAAACTTTTAGATGATGATATGCCCGAAGTTGAAGTAGACGAAGGGAAAAAAGATTCTGAAGTTGATGAAAAAGAAAACAAGAAAGCTGACGAAGACGAAAAAGTCGACGAAAAATCAGACGAAAAAGCTGATGAAGGCGACAAAGAAGTTGACGAAAAAGCTGACGAAAAAGCTGACGAAGATGAAAAAGAAGTTAAAGAA